TTTTTTAAATGTTTCAACATCTTTTTTCTCTATAAATTTTCCTTTGTTTTCTTTAAGATCAACTAAATCTTTTTCTAACAATTCTAATTTAGTTTTGTTTAATGTTTTTATATCTGGCAGCGCAGTAATCAGTGGCCCTCTGCCATAGATCTCGCCTGCAACTTTCATGTATCTACTAATAATCCAAGGCATTGTTTCATAAGTTCTATGTACAATCTTATCTGGCCCTTTTTTCCATATTACACAGTAGTGATAGAAACCATCATCTTCATGGTACATTGTGCTTTCATAAAGTTCTGTATGTTCATCTGGTTTTTCTTGTATAAGTTTCTGAAACTCTGGTGGTATCTTTGCATCTGGGTATTGTTGTTGAATAGTAGAGTTTTTTAATTTTAATCTTCTATAAACATTTTGGATTGTACCATAAGCTCCTTCTTCAAAAGCAATCAAGTATTGTGGTACTGTAATAAACTTAATTGGTTCTTCATCATCTCCAGGCAGCACCAACATACAAGCTGTACCAACAGCTAGATCTAATAAAAACTCTCCTATTGCTAGATCAAAATTTGTTTGTCTTAAAACAGAAAACATTTTGTCATTGATCTTATCAAGTTCTATTTGTGCAGCAGAAGCTCTATCTTCTGGTATCTCGTTACCTGGTTGAATTCGTACCCACTTTCTGTAGGGAGGAAACAGAGCTGATTGAATTCTATTTGCAAATTTTTGTGTAGAGTTTATGGCTGTACTATCAAAAACTTTAGACATTTTTCTTTGTCCTGGAGTTCCTCCATCATAGTAACCATCATATAGATTTCTTTGTGGCAGTGCATACTCGTAACACTCCTGGTAAATATCTCTCCAAAGTTCTTTCTTTCCCTCTGCCTTTTTAATTCTTTCTAATATTTTTTTTGCTTCGTGCATAATTAACTCTTTTTATTTTTGTTAGCAAAGTTTCTGGCTGCAGCTACTGATCCAAAACCCCAGGCCTTCAGTGCCAAAGCCTTTCTTGTTGGCCTACCTTTGCTATCTTTCATAGGCCCTTTCATGCCAGAAAACCTGGCAGCGAAACTTACTCTCCTCCCACTCGTACCACTTTTTTGTGGTCTTTTTAAATTACTGCCCTCTGTTCTTTTGAAGTATTTTCTGCCCTTCTCATTCAATCCACCTTTTGGGTTTTGATACTTCTTGGCAACCATTTAAAATATTGCAGCTCCTAGCGCAAAAAAAACAACCAAAGCAACAATCATCCATTTGTTTTCTTTGGCCCTTCTTTTCCACTCTCTAGGAGTATGACCGAATATAATCATGTTTTCTTCCTTTTCATTATTTTTTTAAAATCTGCTCTGGTAATTTTTTTTTTGGGATTTGCCACAGCAGCTAACTTCTTTTGTTTCTTACTGTATTTACTATATGCCATTATCCTTTGCTCCTTTGTTTGCTTATTCTATCCATCATAGCAGGAGTTAATTTTCCTTGCTTATATAATTTTCTAGTTCTAATTATTTCAGCTTCTCTTGCTCCTGGATTTTTAGCACCACTAACATATTTAATTGGTACTTTCTTTTTTGTTTTTGGTACTTCTTTAAATTTTCTAGTGTACATTACGATTTCTTTCTAAACAGATCTCCATCTGCTTTTTTAACAGTTGCTTTACCTGCAGCATGAGCTTTCAATCTAGCCACTGCCCATGCGTGTGCCGACATCTTGGGCCTACTGCCAGACGAATAATATGCACCTAATCCTCGCCTGTAAATTTTGTTAGCTCTGGATCTTCCAAACTTCTTAACGTATTTCTCTGGAGCTGCCATTAATATCCTTTAGATTTTTTTTTTCCAATTTTTCTTTTCATGGCAGATTTCATATCCATTTTCATTTTACCACCAGAAGCTTTTGCAAAAGCCTTCGCTTGAGCTGCTCCCTTTTTTGTATATGGAAAATTTCTTTTCTTACCATCTTTAGTTGTTACGTTTGGCATCTTCCTCCTTTTTCCTATTTCTAGGTTTTCGTTTATATTTATTTTTTGCTTTAGACATTTCTGCTATATCCTAAAGATCCAGTTGATCCAAATGGTACACCTAGCTCGCTGTCAGCTCTTGCAGAAGATAATAGTTGCCTTCTGCCACCAGTTCTTCTAGCTCGTATTCGTCTAGCAAGCTGTTGCTTCTTATCTGCTTCAGCTTTATCTGCAGCTTTTTCTCTTGCTGATATATCAGTTTCCACCTGCTTTGGTGGATCTGGAATTTTAGGTTTTGAAAATACACCACCCATAGTTTGCTCCTTTTATTTTATTCTACTTAACATAATGCAATCTGTTCCACCTGGCCCAAATTTTTTCATTATGCCTTCCCTAGTAAATAACATAGTTTCAATCCACTTCAAAGCATCTTTATTCGTTGTATCTACAGTTACTTGAATTCTATCTAAATCAAAAAGATCAAAGGCATGGTTAAAAAAAGCTTTGGTTGCTTTGTGAAAAGGTAAAGCTACACGCAGGTTATTTAGTTCTTTTGTAGGAATTAGCCAAGCTTCTGCAACTTTTGGAAATATTCTTAACAGGCCAAAAGATACTACTGGCTTGCCAAAATAGTAACCAGTGTAAGCAGCATTATGAATAGTATTTTTAGCAAGATAGTTTTCATACCCAGGAATATAATCAAAATATTTTTTTTCGTAATCTCTTAAATTTAAAAACCATAAATGTTTTGGATGAAAATGAGTTATCTTTTTGTCAACACCATCCAGGCCCATAAGCTCTTGCAGCTTATCTATATGCAGCTCTACCATAAATCAAAATCTAATTTAGCAAGTGCAGATCTTACAAACCCAGTTTGATTTGGTCTTGTTAATCTTCTGAATTCTCCACCACCAAGCAGCGCATATCCTAAAGCATCTCCTACGTGTGAGTGTTGATTTTTATTTGGTTGATCTTTAAATCTTTCCTGGCCAGATATTTGTACTCGTTTGAAATGATAACCACCTGCTAAAGATTTTCTAATTTTATTACATCTACTATCAATCAAAAAGCCAGGCTTACCATTTAACAATCTAGTCATAGGAGCTGCAACTGCTTCACGTCTAGTTTTAAAATCATTTGTAGCTGTAGGCTTGGCATTGATACCTAAACTTTTTAAATGTTCAAAAGCTGTAACTTCGTATATCTGATCCCTGGATGATCCTGCAGGATCTCCCCATATTGATAAATCATATTTAGGATATTTTATTTCTATTTCTGATTTTAGTATTTGACCAAACCTTTCCAGGCCCATATCAAAAGTTACAAGCTCATGCAGAATATGCCATCTACCATTACCCAATCTTTGTGCAAACACTGCAGCAGGTGTCAAACCAAAGTCCAGGCCAATCACAATAGGAAATCCACGTTCTGGTTCTAATCTTTCAACACACATACTTGCATCATCATATTCACTCCACACTGGCTTGCCATCCTGGACAAAAGTATATTTACCTTCTGCGTAACATCTTATCCAATCTTTTGACTTACCTGCTAATATCTGTGTGTAATATCCACTTGGTAAATTATTTATATTTTCTGCTGCATCATTTTCTTGCCACCAACTGCCTGCAGAAAAAGTAAAACCATTTGCTTCTGGCATCTCTGGCAGATCTACATTTGAAACTTCTTTCACTCCTCCAGGCTGCTCAAAAAATTTCCAACCAAATTTACCTTTTGGCAAAGATCCTTTTTTAGAAATATCATACCACCAGTGGTCATCCTCCATAGGGTTCGTGTCCATCCATACTCCTCTCCAGGAAGGCCCACCATCTGCTTTGCTTGGGTATCTTCCAACCCTGTGTGTTAATCCATCAATTACTTGTTTTGGAAGTTCACGTGCCTCATTAACCCATGCTCCTGTCAGCTCTAGTGATAAAAGTTTTCTAACATCTTTGGGTTGATCCAAAGCTAGAAATATAACTTCACAATCAATACCTGCAGCTCCATCCCTGGCAGGTAGTTTTATATGATGAGATATAGGAGGCGACCATCTCATACCACCCCAGATATTTTCTGGGAAAATTTCCTGCCAGGTTTTAATAGTTGTAGTTCTTAATTCTGGATATGAGTTTCTAACTACAACAAACCTAGTATATTTAATTCCATCTTTAGGAGAAGGTTTTTGTTTCACTGCTCGCATAAATATTTCAGCAGCGCAAGCATACGACTTGCCAGATCCAACTGGGCCAACTATTCCTCTTACAAAGCTATCATCTTGTAAGAAACCATAAACTGTAGGAGATTTTTTAAAATTAAAATTTAGATCATCCATATTAGCTCTATTAACTCAATAATTAATAATCCTGCAAGTAACACAGCTAGTACAGTATGATAGATATTCCAAAGCAGCCACTGTTTATTTTTAATTTTTTTACGCACCTACTCTCAATTCTTTACATTCAAATTTTACAACCATTTTATTTTTTTCAATATATTCTTTATCCCATTCTTCAAGTTCTTTTAAATTTTTATACGTGGCTTGAGCAACACCATAACCTGCCATTACACAATCATAATGATTATTAAACTGATAACCTGCATAGGTATTTGTTGGACATTTTCCAGTTACCATACTACACATATACAATATCAAAATATATTTCATAATGTTTCCTAGAGGGTGGAGCTGCTTTGACTAGCCTAGGATGAGAAAGCAATACTCCACCTCGCTTTTCGTTGTTTATAAACCCACGTGTTGAATACTTATACAGGATTTGCTCTATTCATCCAAGTTGGATTTATCATCTCCAACTTTCTTGAGTTCTTTGATTTCAACCTTATCTGGCCCTTCTATCTTGATACCAATAACAGCAGGCTTGTCATCATCCGATTTTTCTTGTTCTAGTAATCCTGCAGCTTTGGCCACTGTTTGGAGAGATCTAATTTTATCGTGCATTTCAACTTCAAAGTTACTGTTTTCTTTCCCATATACCCTAATCTTTTTTATAGATCTCAAAGCTTTTTCTGGAATTTCGCTAATTTCTTTTAATCTTATCTTGCCATTCTCCCAATCAATAATATCAGTTATGTTGCTAGTTGATAGATCCACCAGTTCCTGGGCCACTGCGTCTTTGCTGTGGTCTATGATTTCGCTGCGCTTGATCCTTTTCTGCAGCATCCTCACTCCACCATATTTAACTACTGGATGAGTTGTTTTTGCTTTTGTCCTTGCCATGTTATTTCCTTATTCAAAAAAACGATTTAGAAGCTCCTGGAGAGGTTTTATGATCTGCCTGGCCCTTCGTACCAGATTTGACTAACTTACCCATTGTAGCACTCTCTATGGCTCTTAAAAGGGTATTTCATCATCCATGTCATCTTTGGCCTCGTTCTGATTTTGCTCTGGTTTCATATAAGGTTCTTTTAGCTCAATAGTCAAATATTCTTGTTCCTTCTTGTTCCCCCTGTTATCGGCTGTTACTTCCCTTACATTTTCCCAAACATCAATATCATAAGTTCCTGGCTGTAGAGTTATTTCTTCCTCTATCTTAAATTTTTTCCAGGAAAATTTTGGGCCTTTGTTAAAAGTATTTTTGAAAGCTTTTAGCTTTAAAAACGTCTTTTGCATTTATCCTCCTCTGTTTTTGTTGTTATATCCATAAGCTTAATAAAATACCACACAGAAAACCTAGTATAAAACCAACTATGTATTCTCGGTTGTAAAGCGACCATACAGATAATTTTTCTTGTAATTTCTTAAAATCCATAACTATTTTTTTTTTCTTTTGTGGAATAAGGAAAATTTTTTATGATACCCCTATACGTACTGCTTGCCTGGGAGGGGATGTATGCTGCCTTTTTTTTTCTGTATATTTTTTTGCTACCCCCCATGTTATAAATTTTCTTACTTATCGCCATGTTCAAAAATTAATTCAACGTT